TTAGAAGCTTCTTTTAGAAATTTATCTAATGTGGATACACCGCTTACAAAAATAAATAGATCCGCTTACCAAGCTTTATCGAATAAAACTGATACCGGTCAACCCACTCAATACTTTGTTCAAAGGTTTATTGATAAAGTTACCATAACTCTATATTTAACTCCTGGAACCAGTGAAGCAGGTAAATTTATAAACTATTATTATGTTAAAAGAATACAAGATGTGGGTGATTATACTAACGCTACTGATGTGCCTTACCGATTTGTTCCTTGCATGTCTTCTGGTTTGGCTTATTATTTGTCTATTAAATACGCTCCACAAAGAACTCAAGAATTAAAATTATTATACGAAGATGAATTACAACGTGCTTTAGAAGAAGATGGTTCTTCGTCTAGTTCATTTATAACCCCTAAAACTTATTATCCAAATGTCTAATACTGCTTCAGGAAAATACGCAAAATTTATATCTGATAGATCAGGTCAAGAATTTCCATATAAAGAAATGGTTAGAGAATGGAATGGATCTTTTGTTCATGTATCAGAATTTGAAGCTAAACACCCACAACTAGAACCCAAACCACATACTGCTGATCCTCAAGGTTTAAGAACTGTAAGACCTGCAAGAACAGAACCAGCAACGCAAAATTTATTACCTGGTAATCCTTTTAATATTACATCAGGATCAACAACGATTACAGTCACAGAGCCCTCACACGGAAGATCATCATCTGATACCGTAGTATTTAGAAATGTAGATGGTAGTCCTGGAGGAGTGGTTTTTACAGCATTTGAAAGTGCTTCTGGATTTAGTATAACAGTTACAGGAACAAACAATTATACATTTACGTTAGGATCAACTCCTACCGTGACTGAACAAGGAGGCGGAATGACGGTTACAGCAGGACCCGTTACGTTAACACCATAATGGCAGGATTAAGTTATAGCGGATTAATTACACAAATTAGAAACTACACTGAAGTAGATTCAAATGTTTTAACTACGGATACTTTGGAAAACATTATTTTAAATGCTCAGTATCGAATCATGCGCGATGTTCCAATTGATGCAGATCGAAAACAACAAGAAGGCGATTTAGTTGTTGGACAAGAAACTATTAATGCTCCTGGAGGAGCTTTGTTTATTAGAGCTATTCAAGTTTATGACTCAACAAGTGCTACAACAGGGCCAAATACTTATTTAGAGAAAAAAGACATCACTTATTTACAAGAATATATCCCTTCGACTGAGTCTACTAAAAGAGGAAAGCCTAAATATTATGCTATGTTTGGTGGCGGCACTGGAGATGGTGATACTAATTCTGGAAGAATGATGTTTGCTCCTGTTCCAGACGCAACTTATAAATTTAGAGTGCATTATAATAAAATGCCAGCTACTTTAGCCTCAGATAATACGACTAATTATATTAGCTTAAATTTCCCAAATGGACTTTTATATTGCTGTTTAGCAGAAACTTATGCTTATTTAAAAGGCCCACAAGATATGTTGCAATTGTATGAAAACAAGTATAAACAAGAAGTAGAAAAGTTTGCTGTGGAGCAAATTGGAAGACGCAGAAGAGACGATTACACAGACGGAACTATGCGAATTCCTTTACAATCAAAACAGCCAAACAGTTAGGAGTTTTATGGCAATTACATCGGCAATATGCACAAGTTTTAAACAAGAGATTTTAGTAGGGACACATAACTTTACTGCTTCATCTGGAAATACTTTTAAGATCGCTTTATATACAAGTGATGCATCTTTAGGTGCAGCGACAACTGCTTTCTCATCTTCAAACGAAATTTCAAATACATCTGGCTCTGCATACAGTTCAGGTGGTGCGACTTTAACAAGTGTTACACCAACCACATCTGGAACAACTGCATTCTGTGATTTTGCAGATGTGAGTTTTACTTCAGCATCTTTTACAGCTAACGGTGCATTAATCTATAACTCTTCGCAGTCTAACAAAGCTGTTGCTGTTATCGCTTTTGGTGGTGATAAAACAGTATCAAGCGGAACTTTTACAATTCAATTTCCAACAGCAGACGCATCTAACGCGATCATTAGAATCGCATAGAGGATAACCCATGTCGGGATGGGGACGATTTACCTGGGGCCAAGCTTTCTGGAACGAGAGTGATTTACTTACTACTGGTTATGGAGCAAAGTCTTGGAATGATGGTGAATGGGGCAATCTTGCAAATGAAACTGTAACCTTAACTGGTTTACAAGCTACGACAAGTATTGGTAGCGTTACACTCGATTTAACTTCTATTATTTCTTTAACAGGTGAAGAGTCAACAACTTCACTTGGAACTCCTGTTTTAGATTTAACGTCAATCGCTGCATTAACTGGAGAAAGTTCAACAGTTTCTGTAGGTAGTCCTACTTTAGAATTTTCATATTCTTTATCAGGTCAATCTGCAACTACTGCTGTAGGTTCCCTAAGTCATGAAATGACTTACATTTTAATCATGAATGGTCCTGGTGACTTTATGGTAGGTGAAGTTGATGACCTTAGTGTTGCTCTTACAGAAATTGTTGTGCCAACAGGACAACAAGCAGACTTTGCTACACCTGTTTTAGATTATGCAGGCACTCTTGTGGGTTGGGGTCGTGAAGGTTGGGGTGATCTTGCTTATGGAGATTCTAATAATAAAGTTATCAATGCAGTTGGTTTACAAGCAGCATTTACGTTAGGGAGTACCACACTTCAAACAAGTGAACTTGTGAGTGGTCAAGAGGCAACGACAGCAGTTGGATCTGTGGTTACAGCAATTAGCCCAACGATTGCACTTACAGGTCAAGCAGCAACAACAGAATTAGGTTCTATTACTTTAGAAAATACTATTTCAATAACAGGTCAAGCAGCAACATCTGGACTTGGAACTCCGGTACCAGAAATTGGTGTTCCAATTACAGGAGAAGAAGCAAGCACAGCAATTGGATCTGTTGAAATTAATAACGCTGAAATTGTTCCAATTACCGGAATCACTGCAACCTTTAGTCTAGGCTCAACGGTTCTTGAAACAGGTCAACCTCTAACAGGCATAGCAGCAACCTCTGCGGTAGGTTCAATAACTTTAACAGATGTTACTCAAGGTCTTTTAACGAGTCAAATTACATCAACTTTAGGGGTTATTGGTATTCAAGCTTTTGGTAATATTGACACTGGTTCAAATACATCGTATTCTAATACTTCAACGGGTTCGAATGATACCTATTCGGATGTTGCAGCTGGATCAAACTCTAGCTACTCTAATGTTTCAACAGGGTCGAATGATACGTATTCCAATGTTGCAACAGGATCAAATACAAGTTATAGTGACGTGGCATAAGGAGAAAAAATGGCTTCAACATATACACCATTAGGTGTTGAATTACAGGCAACCGGTGAAAACGCCGGGACTTGGGGTACAAAGACAAATACAAATTTACAACTTGTTGAACAAATCCTTGGAGGATTTACTCAACAGTCAATAGCTGGTGGTGCTCAAACCACAGCGTTAAGTGTTTCTGATGGATCAACTGGAGCAACGCTTGCTCACAGAATGATAGAGCTTACTGGTTCAATTACTGGAAGTCAAATTGTAACCATTCCACTTGATGTTCAAACTTTCTATATTATAAAAAATTCTACTTCTGGAGCTCAAACAGTTCAGTTTAAATATGCATCAGGTAGTGGTTCTTCAGTTACATTTGCAACAACAGACAAAGGTACAAAAGTGCTTTTTGCAAAAGCAGATGATGGGACGAATCCGAATATTGAAGACGTTTTAACTAACCTATCAACAATTAATTTAGTTAATCAAAATGAAGTAAGATTTGAAGATGCAAGTGGTGGTGAATATGTAGCTTTAAAAGCACCAACAACGGTGAGTTCTAACTTGACTTTCACACTACCATCAGCTGATGGAACGAGTGGTCAGGCAATAACAACAGACGGTTCTGGAGCTTTAAGCTTCTCAAGCGCTGGAATTACAACAGGAAAAGCTATTGCAATGGCAATTGTTTTCGGCTAAAAGGAGTAAATTATGGCAAATCCAAATATAGTATCGGTAACAAGTATTAAAGGTGAATCAGTTGGATTCGCTTTATCAGCAACTACTACAACAACTTTAATGACAGTTTCTTCTGATAAAGTTGTAAAAGTAAATAGAATTACAGTGGCAAACGTAGATGGTACAAATGCAGCTGATGTAACTGTTTCAGTTACAAAATCGAACTTTACCCCAGATGGTATAGCAAACTTTGATACGTCTGGAACTTTTCACATAGCAAAAACAGTTTCAGTTCCAGCTGATGCAACTCTAGTTTTACTAGACACACCAATTTATTTAATGGAATCAGATGTTTTAAAAGGTGGAGCAAGTGCTGCTTCAGATTTAGAACTTTTTGTATCATACGAATCAATAGACGACGCGTAGGAGGTTCTAAGTAGCTATGGCAAATGGCGGAATTATAGGACCAACTCAAACCGTTTCATCGGTAACTGTCCCTGCAAAAACAACATCGTTCACTTCTTCAGGAACTCTTGTTGCACAAGGAACTGCTAATGTTGAATATTTAGTTGTAGCCGGTGGCGGTGGCGGTGGAGGATTTAGAGCAGGAGGCGGTGGAGCTGGTGGTTATAGAGCATCAGGTTTTGGACCATCTCCTTTACAAGGTTCAGCAGTTCCAGTTACTAAAGGAACTGAATATTCTATTACAGTAGGAGCAGGTGGAGCTGGTGTATCACCACCCGTTTCACCAAATCAAGTACCGGGAACAGATGGTAGTAACTCAGTATTTTCAAGTATTACATCGACAGGTGGCGGTGGTGGTGGAGCTTACAATCACCCTAGTGGAGACGCTGGCAGAGCCGGTGGCTCTGGAGGTGGCGGTGGAGCACTTGAAAATAATCCTAGTGGAAACGCAGCTGGAGCAGGTAATACCCCACCCGTTTCACCTTCACAGGGTAATTCAGGTGGAGCAGTTTCCTTAGGACCAACAGGTGGTGGACTTGCTGGAGCAGGTGGTGGTGGAGCAACAGCTGCAGGAGCATCAAGAAATTCAGGTTCTCCAAATGGAGGCCCAGGAGGTGCAGGAGCACCAAATACAATCACTGGATCAGATGTAACTTACGCTGGGGGTGGCGGCGGTGGAGCACATCCGGGTGCTGGTGGATCCGGTGGAGCAGGTGGCGGTGGAGCAGGACAAGGTCCAAGTAATCCAACTGGAACTGCAGGTACATCGAATACCGGCGGTGGCGGTGGCGGCGGTGGAAATCCTGCTACAGGTGGAGCAGGTGGATCAGGTATAGTTGTTATTAAAGAACCAGAGGGAGCAAAAAACGTAGCTCCTGGAGTTTGGAACATAAATACAGTATATACTTTAGTTAAAAGTGGAGAATGGACTGGATTTTAATTTTAAAACTATATATAGATAATTAGGAGAAAAAAACATGGCACATTTTACAGAACTAAAATCAAAAACAGACCCAACAGGTTTTACATCTGATACTCATTTAATTGTGGATAGAGTCGTTGTTGTTGGTAATGATATTGCTGCTAATGGTGGAACTCTTGGAGATAATGATATGCACGTTGATGGTGAAACATGGTGTATTAATTTTTTTGGAGGTGGTATTTGGAAGCAAACATCTTACAATGACAATTTTAGAAAACAATATGCAGGAATAGGTTACAGATTTGATGAATCAAAAAATAAATTTATTTCACCTCAACCTTACGCATCTTGGTCACTAGATGGTAATGATGATTGGCAAGCACCAGTTACATTTCCATCAGTAACAAATGATGGAGAAGATCCAACAGTTTGGTCTTACTCAATTTATTGGGATGAAGATGCTTATAATGCAGATAATACTGCAGGTTGGAAAGCAACAAAGTCAAACGACACAGCGGAAACACCGACAGTTTATTCTTGGAACGGCTCTAGCTGGTCATAGGAGAAAATCTGGATGCCAAGTAATAGGTCTACTTCAGGAAACGGCGGAGTCATAGGTAAAGTTAATTCGTCTAGTTTTGGTAAGTGCACTGTTACAACTAAAACTTCTACAGGAACCGTTACAGCTCAACCAGGGACAACACTTATTGATGCTTTTGTTGTTGGTGGAGGTGGTGCAGGTGCTTCTGATAGAGGTGGCGGAGGCGGTGCCGGTGGTGTTAGAACAATTTCAAATATATTTACAGGTAGTGCGGGAAGCGCAATTCCTGTAACGATTGGTGCTGGCGGTGCTTCAGTAAGTGGAGGACCAGGGGTGCCAGGAAATGTTGGAAATGCTTCCAATGTAGTTAGTTCTTGTTTTCAATCAGCAGGTGGAGGCGCAGGAGTTTTTGCAGACTGCACTCCCTCAGCTGTAAAAGACGGTGGATCAGGTGGTGGAGGTTTAGCAGCTAAACCAGGTGGAGAAGGTAATATTCCTCCCGTATCACCCG